CAAGGCGGTGTACTGAGCTATGATGCCAACATAAAGTCGGGAGGCTTTGGAGCTAGAGCATTAGGCATAGGATCAAGCAAAGAGTACAGAGAAGATTTGGTTACTATTACATTAAGACTTGTCTCCGTATCAACAGGAGAAGTATTAACAGAAGTATTAGTATCAAAAACAATTACTTCGGCAGGTGTTTCACAAGATTTATTTAGATTTATATCTAATGGATCAAGATTGATTGAAGTAGAAGGAGGAGTGGCAGCAAACGAAAGCAGTGCTATAGCTCTACAGAAAGCAATAGAAGCAGGTGTTTTAGAAATAATTAAAGTAGGCATTACTAGGGGGTATTGGGAATATGGATAAAATAATAAGTATACTAGATTGTATTTTATTTAGTGTAGCTGTAATAGTAGGTAGCGTTTTTTTATTTAACGAAGTTAAAGCTAGTGATAATGAAATCTTTGTAGACCAAGTAGGTGTAACGGCCAACATAGATTTAGAGCAGCTAGGTGCTGGTAACATTATTGGTGGTCTTACTGCAGTAGCAGGTTCAATGACAGCACTGGATCTTGACGGTACTGCTATGACACTAGATATAAATCAAATAGGTAATTCTAACAAGTTTTTAGGTGATATGTATGCTGATAGCTATACAGGTTACTTTAACTTTGACGGTGATACCAACACGTTTACTTCTAAGATGGATCCTACTAACGCATACGGTGCAGATAACTCTAATGTAAATGTAAATGTTACAGGTAGTACCAACACGTTTACTCTTGATCTAGCTACCGTAGCCTTGTCTAGTGGTACTGATTTAGATTGGACAGTACAGGGTTCTTCTAATACAATCAATGCTGACATTGACGTAGACGGAGCGACAAACTATATGAACATAGATGGAAACAGTAATACAGTTAACTATGATGGAGATGGATATGCAGGCGGTTACTTCCACCTTACACACGCAGGAAACTCAAGAGCCTTTACAATCGACCAAGCTTCTACAACAGATAACGATTGGCTTAAAGTTACTTCTTCTGGTAACAACGGTACTGTTTGTGTTAACCAAGACGATCAAGGCACAGCAGTTGGATGTTGATATAGGAAGCATTACAGAGCTAAGAGGACACACAAGAGTAGTAAGAGACAAGCCATACGAAAGCGTAATTGATTTTTCTCTTAACTCTATGGATAGACTAGAGACTGCTAACGGCAGGATGGGTGTTACCTTCAGGGATGATACTACCATAAGGCTTACGGAACACAGTTTAGTAACTGTAGATGATTTTATCTTCGATCCCGATCCTAATAAGTCTTCGATGGCTTTGTCGTTTATCAAAGGTACTGGCAGATTTATAAGTTCTAAAACAAAACGTATTCCAAAAGATAACATTACCATCCGTACCAACGCAGCAACAATTGGCATACGCGGAACGGATTTTACACTCACCGTTAAAGAGACGGGCGAGGTTTTAGTTATCCTACTGCCTCAAGCTGATGGCACATCAAGCGGTGAGGTTACTGTAGACACAGCACTAGGTCAGATTGTTCTATCTAAACCTTACGAATCTACTACAGTCTACAACTTTGAAACTGCACCAACTCCTGCCGTTATACTAGACCTAACACTAGATATGATTGACAATATGTTAATTGTAAATCCTCCAGAAATTAAAACCCTTGAGACTACAGAGTCTACTGCGTCTGCAGGTAATGTCCTGGATGTAGATTTCCTTGAGTTTGATGAGCTAGAACAGGATGATCTGGCCCAAGATGATTTAGAGTATCAAGAGCTGGACATTGATTACCTTGCAGGTAACTTTTTAGAAGACCTGCTTGATGTCATACAAGATGTAGACGAGCTAGGTAAAGCAGACAAAGCGTTATCAGCCGATGGAGTTAAGGGTACAGCTATGGGTTATGATGGTACTACACAGATTAGTACTTTTGTTACGGCTGTTAACTTAGAATTCTTACGTCAGATAGAAGATGCTATGCAAATAAAAGTACCTAAAGATGGTTCTTACAGCCTACGCATCGAACAAGAGGGCAAAGTAAATCAGATAACTACCAACGGAGGCAGTTCTTCTGTCATTAATATTAAACAAGGCAGTTAATTATGTACAAACTAATTACATTGTTGGTGTTGTTCTTTATTCCTGTTACCTTTCAGGTAGAACTATTGGAAGTATTAAAACTTAAAACCTTTGACGCACTTGTTAGTGAGCAAGAACCTAGCGGTAACTTTACAATCCTCAACATAACTGAAGAAGACGTAGAAACTGAAGGCGGCTATCCGTTTCCTAGACAACGATTAGCTGAGATACAAACTAAACTATTAGAAGCTGGAGCTATTGGTGTAGGTTGGGGAATTAGTTTTCCGCATCCAGACAGATCAGGTGGTGACGTAAAGTTTGCTGAATCTTTAAGGTATACAGCATCTGTGCTTCCTTTATTTGAAACTAACAATAACCTTTATCCTAAGACTATAGGTACAGTTATTATAGGAGAAGATATTGGTGGTTATAAATTACAAGGAGTACTTAATAATATTCCAATACTAGAATACTATGCTGCTTCTGGTATTGCTGTAGCTCACACTGACGTAGACAACTTGATAAGACGTTTACCTTTACTAATGAGAACACCTGATGGTTGGCTCGCATCTTATGGAATTGAAGTACTTAAAGTTTTGTTGGATGCTAATAGTTATATAATTAAAACAAACGAAAATGGTTTAGAAGAAGTAATAGTTCAAGGACTACCACCTGTATCTGTAGATTCTCTAGGTAGAAAGTGGGTAAGTTGGGTAGATACACCACAAACTACACTACAAGAGATGAACGTAGAAGGTACGTTTGTGTTCGTTGGTGTTACAGCAAGCGGTGTGATGCCACAACTGGCTACCCCTGTAGGTTTATTAGAACCACATAAGATACAAGCAGCATTAGCTGAATCAATTCTAATACAAGACAGTCCACAGATACCTGACTATGCAACAGCCGCAGAGTTACTTATGTTGTTAGCTTCTGTAGTTGCAGTGTGGGTTTTAATTAATTATTTAGGTATAACACTTGGAGTTTTTCTAAGCACTTGTATAGGTATACTAACTTTTGTAGTGGGTGTATATTTTATAAAGAAAGGTTTACTGATTGACGTAACGTGGACATTGATATGTCAGTTCATAACAGGTGCAACAGCGTTCTACTTTAGATTTAGAGAGCAGTACAAGCTTAGACAGTTAGTTAAAAAGCAGTTTGGAAAATACCTCGATCCTCGTATGGTGAAAAAGTTACAGTTAAATCCAGAGTTGTGTAAGGTCAACGGTAGCAGAGTTAACTGCAGTATTATCTTCACAGACTTGAGAGGATTCACTAGCCTATCAGAATCTGTAGAGCCTGAGATGGTAACGTACATAATGAATAACGTACTAGATGTACAAGTCAAAGCAGCTAATAAATTCTTTGGTTGTACGGATAAGTTTATTGGTGATGCAGGTATGTTCCATTGGAATACTATTATCCCTCAACCTGATCACCACAGCCTAGCTTTACAAGCAGCTAGAGAAATTGAAGCTAACATCATAGAGTTAAACGCAGTATTTAAATCAGAAGGTATTCCAGAGATTGCTATAGGTATAGGTGTAAACTCTGGTGTGTGTATAGCAGGAAACTTTGGGGCCAAAGATAGGTTTGCTTTTAGTTTGATAGGTGATCCTTGTAACGTAGCCGCTAGATTAGAATCAAGTACTAAAGTAGCAGGGGTAGGTACGTTAATAGGAGAAGAGACTGCTAAGTATTCTTGTTTTCCTTTAAGAGAATTAGAACCTATAGAGGTTAAAGGAAAAGCAAAAGCACTTAGAGTCTACACCTGGAAGTAACTATGTTTTACGAGCATTTAAATCCGCTTCTATTTTATTATGTACTGCGTCTAGTTCTCTTGTTGCGCTTCTTACTGTCGACTGTAGTAGGTTAAAGTCTTCTTTAGTTAATTGATTTTTTAACTTAGTAATATCTGTACTTGTTCTCTCGCTAATTAACTGTCCTTGTTTATTAAACAAAATTTCATAGCCTAATAATTTTGCTTCTTCCCTTTTTATTCTAGCCATTAAATAATCTCACAAGTACCTGCACTACACGCAAGCTCTTTAGTATTCTCAGTCATATCTTCTGTCTCGTACTCTGTTATCTTTGACCAATCTACTATGTCTGTAGTTTTCTTTAACCAACTACGATACTCATTGTAGGTTATCTCTTGATAAGGAGCTTGCTTATAAGAGTGATCTGAGAAAGGTAAGAAGGATATACCAGAGACATCATCAAAGTTCTTATGTACCCAAGCACCTACTTCCATCCATTCGTTTTCTTTAACAGAGATAGTGACAGAGGGTTTGTGTTCACACCAGTTATCCTGATACTCTTTCCAAATATTCAAATGCTCAATAGCTGTAAAGTCCTTTCTAGTAAGTGAGCCTTTAGGACTCTTGATAGGAAAATAGAATACATAAGTATGTTCTGGTTTAGTTACATCATCTTCGTGGTACACACCTGCATCAACCATTAGCCTAGCTAACGGATCTTTTTTATCAGCACGGATAGTACGAAGGTAGTATGGGCTATGTCTAGTGTGAATACCAGAAGCACTATTGACCAGTTGACTTACTGTTCCGCTAGGTTTAACGCAGGTAATCGCTGCGGATTGGGGGATACCTAACTTCTTAGCCCATACTTTATTAATTGATACAGATAAGTTCTTTAAATATTCTAAGTCTATCTTACCATTTATCATATCAATGTTATCCATTATACCTGTAAGAGAAACACCAAGCAAAGATTCTTCTTGTGTATTATGTTTCCATTTACTTGTCAGGTATCTAAAGTTTGTTAGCGTAGCCTGGAATGTACCAAGTATAGTAGCTGCCTCAACTTTAGTTCTTAAAGAATCCATAGTATCATCAGGTCTAACAACAACCTCAGTTAGATTACAGAACTGTTTGTTGCGTAGAATGATTTCACTACAAGGATTAGTACCGTAGTCTTTATACTCTTCTCGTCTACCGTTCTTAGCTGCCTGTTTCTCTGCAGCCTGACGGTTAAACATACCACGCTCACCACTCTTAGACTCGTATAGAGACAACCACTCACGCATAAACGCACCAGTTTCTGCAGCATCTGTGTAGGCTACAGAGTTATTAGATAACGCACGTTGTTGATTATCTTCCCACCAAGCACCTGACTTAGCGTTACGCATACGGTTATCTGATAGGTTACTAAGAGAGATTAAAGCACTACGTCTTACTCCACCTACTACTACTACCTCTGCAATCTTACACATTAAATCGTGGCAGTTAATAGAGACTAACTTACGCTGTCCTTTTTCTAAAGCATCTTTAAATATATTAATAGTAAACTCAAACAGTTCTTCTAAAGGAGCAGGGCCACTGGCACGACCACCAAATGTTTTAAGTCTAGCTCCGTAAGGTCTTATGTTAGACACATCCCAAGTGGGTACCTGCCCTGAGTATAGTAACGATAACATTTCTTTGTAGGATTTTGCCCACCCTATTTTAGAGTCAGCTACTTTAATAATAGTATCTGTCTTGTGTAGTTCTTCAGGTAAATCAGGAAGTTGGTTAACGTACTGTCGCTCTACACTAAAGCCTACGCCTGTGCCACACATAAGTATGTACAAGGTTTCATCAAAGGCTCTAGGTGTGTCAACAGCTACATAGCTACAGTTAAATCCTGCTACGTTATCCTGTTCTAATGCTTTACCTGCTGACATCAATGCTCGCATACTAGGCATAATGTCTAACGAAAGCACACCATCTTCTAAACTTTTTCTAACGGCTGGCCAAGTAATGTTATCTACGTTATGGTTTTCTTTTAAATGTTTCTCAAAGAAATCAAAGTATCGAGCTACTGTTTCATCCCAAGTTTCTCTACGTTTCTTATCTTCATTCCACCTAGCGTACCTGCTAAGATGTATAAATTGCTGGTAGTTTGTAGGTAACCCTACGTTGTGTATGTTTTTTTCTATCATATTAAAATCCTGTTAAAGCTATTGTTAAATTAGTTAGTGTTGAATATAGAAAAGAAACAGCACAGATTAAAAGAAATACTACAGGAAAAAAAGCATCCCATAATTTAACTTGTACTTCTAATACTCCATCAACACCTGCTAAAAATATATTCCATATAATGTATACCAAACAAAATATAATTTGTGTTAGAGCTAACCCTGCAATTAAAATAGCATAAGCCATATTAAAAGTAATTAAAAAATAAAGTCCTATAGGTATTCCTATAAAAGGAATCATATATAAAAGCCTACTCATTATTTATTCCAACCTTCTCTTATCTTACCATCAGGTATATGTTGATTCATAAAGTCTTTATCTTTTACCTCTTCACCAAGAGTATTTATACGTTTCATTTCTTCACCGTACAATATAATGGCATAGTGTATAAGCTTTTTAATATCCAGTAAGTAACCTTCTTCTTTTCTTTTATAGCGCATAGCATACTTCATTATGTTACCGAGACAAAACCCTTCACCGTATCCAGAATCAAAGATCATATCTGTTGCTTGATACTTTTTATCTTTAGCATAGTGTGCGTTATAAGTATTTTTTATATATGTTTTTATCATTTGTAATGTTGTGTCTTCGTTAAATTTATAGTTCATTATCTAAACTCCTCTGGTAAAGTTTCTTCGGAGTACCAAGTAAACTCATTAGCTTCCGCCCATTCAGCGTGAGTTCTTTTAGTACCATCTTTTCTTTTCTTAG